CCCCGGTTGCCAACATCGGCCATGCTGTCCCCGGTTGCCAACAGCAGTGGCGCAGGCAATCCCTGGTCGATGAATTGGCTCCAGTCGAGCTGGTGCCGCGCGAACCACTCCCGCGCGCCGCGATTGCAGTAACCCAGGCTGCGCATGTCGCCGTGGGTCACCAGGATGTCGGTCATTTCTTTCCACCTTTCGATTTAATCGGTGTGGTGCGCAGATCGCCGTACCACACCACGTTGGCGCTCTTCACCAGCACAGTGCCGAACACGACGGGCACCGGGCGACCCTCATCGGCAGTCGGCGCATCGAAGTCTTTGAGTTCAGCAGCCTGGGGTTGCGGCGGTTTTGGCTGGAGCGCGTACTGGATCAGTGCGGTGACGATCCAGACGATGATTTGTGCCCAGGGCATACCGTCTACTCAGTAAATGGGGCTGCCGCCGAAGGGGTTCTTCGTCGGGATGAATGGGAAGCCGCCGAAATTGGCGCTGTTGCCAAACTTGGCCGCACAGGTCGCGAGAGTCCGGTCGCAACCGGGATACAGGTAGATCGTGTCGCCCACGGCGAGTCCGGGCGGCACGGCCGACAGTGTGATGACGTCCAGGTTGTGGGCAACGATCATTCGTTTCTCGGTGATGCCGTTGGCCGCCCAAGTGGCAAAACCGCCAGCGAAATGACCCGTGGCGTATCCGGCCGCAGACGGCACGCTCAGCAAGACTCCGGCGACGGACACCACGGTGCCTGGCACGCGATAGATCACCGCACTGGCCTGGCAAGACGTGCCGTAGAGCACATGCGGGCAATTGCGTTGGTAGAGGCGGCGCAAGCCGGTGCGCTGCAGGCTGGTGTAGACCGGCTCACAGTTGAGCTCGACCTCGGAACCGCGCCATTCGACGTTCAAGACGCGTCCCATCCACACCGCGACGGTTTCTGGATCATTCCGGTGCTGGCGATAGATGGTGAGCAAGGTCACCTCCGATGGCGGTGTTGCGATGAATGCCTGAGCAATCTCGACATCACGAGCCAGCGTGATCCGCAGGCCGGACCTCCCGATCTCGCCGGTCTGCTCGATGCTGCCGCGCTTCATCGGCACGGCCACATAGGCATAGGTGGCGTAGCTCGCGTCCTGCGCGCCGCTCGTATAGCGCCACGTAGAACCGCCACGGCGAAACTCGTACAGTTCGACCGGACTGCTGGCGTCCGTGGATACTTCTCTGCTGGCGTAGGTCATGTGTCATCCCGAATGCTTCTGACGGAGATCGATACCTCCGCCGTGTCGTCTGTCTGATGGGCGATCTCGATGGCATCGCTGTCCAAGCGCACCAGCTTCATGAACGACACATGGCGGATCTGTTCGGGAAGTAGCGCCGCGCCCACCACGCTATCGATGGCGATGCTCTCAGCGCTTGGCGAAAGCGCCGTGGCACCGGTGATGCGCCGGTAGTAGCGACTGCCGGATGTCGTGGCGATCAGGATGTCGCGCCGCCCGATGGCGGCTGGCACATTGGCGGCGTAGGCGCGGTTCTCCACCGTGATGGCCGAATCAAAGGCCCCGATCGGGCTCACCCCCTTTAAGTCGGATTGAAAGCTGGGCATCCAGAATGCCGTCAGCCTGCCGGCGCGGGCGGCCAGCCATGAGCGGAACGCAGTGATCGCGGCACGCCCAGTGATCAGCCACCGATGCGTCCGGCGAACCGTGCCAACACCGGAAAGATCGTCGATGACGCGTCGGCCCGTCAGAAAATCCAGTTCATTCAGCTTGCGGGCGTAATCTGTATCGACGTCCTCGGTCCAGTTGGTGGCGGTGAGCAAGACGGGGTAGCCCCGGTAGTCCAATGTCTCTGTGGCTGCTGGAAGCAACCACTCGTCCTCAAACTGGAAGCGCAGCGTGGCTTGGCCGATGGCATCGCTCAGGTAGGTCAGTCCAAGGTCGTTCTGAACTCGGGCGGGCCGCACAGGCAGGATCTTGGTACCGACCGGCCAGGTAGAGTCCAGCGGGCTCTTGATCGTCAGTGACGTTGGCAGGACCGCCGTGATCTCGGCAAACTCCGACTCCATGCCCAGAACCAGTCCAACCAAACCGCCCACGGCAAAGTCCCGATTCGCGGTCGTCACGGCAATGGAGGTCGAGCCGGCTGGGATCGGTCCTGCCGCCAGCGCGACGTCGGTCCAGAGCGGGAGGCCAAAGACGCGCGCCTGCCATGACAGCAGCAGGTTTTCCATCTTCACCCGTTCGGTGTCGGAGCCGACCAAGGCGCTGTACTCAAAGCTGCGCCTTGCACCGGCACGCAAGCGCACGCGCTGCTCGAATCCGGCATGGGACTCCATCACATCCGTGAGCCATTCCAGCCGCTCGATGACCGGTTGCACCCAGTTCGGCGCAAAGATCCATCCGACGATACGGCGTCCGGTTGCGAGCAAAGCGGCATCGTCGAAAGCGAATGCGAACAGAAACGTCGCGTTCACGGTTGGCGGACCATTCGGCGTGACCGCGAGCGTATAGAGCCGCGATTCATTGGCGGCAAACACAGTGGGCGCGGGTGCCGGCCCGATCAGCGTCATGCCTTCTGCGCCGGTGGCGGTCAGGGACGCTAAGGTGTTCGGGGTCAGCCGTGCGTTCCAGACCTCGATCGTGCGGCTCTGCTCCGAGGCCAGACTGCCGAGGTTGATGCGCCCGGGCAGCAAATGCACCCGGAAGTAGTAATCCTCGAAGTAGCTCGGCACCTGGATGCCGGTCAGCGCCCGCTGCGCAGGAACCGTGATGTCGGTTGCGTAGCTTCGCGCTCCATTCTCCGCCCGTGGCGAATCGCTGGCGGTGTACGGATAGATGGCGGCAACCTGATACCCGTCGATGCTCAGAAGCGGGTTCAGTGAGCCAGCCTGGGCGCGATCGAGCACCATGCCTGTCAAGACCGGCATGTCATAACTCTCGGTTGAGGTAAAACGGGAAGATCAGGGACCGTCGTAGCGCACAGCCATCGCGATGGTCCCGGAGTGAGTCGCGCCGTTGTATGGCGATGCGGCGCGACTCGCGGTGTTCTTGCGATACACCGGTGCAATGAACCAGCGCTCGGACCCAAGCGTGAGGATCTGCCCGTCGTCGATGTTGTCGTTGCGCGTCATCCGCAGATGCGGCAGTTCCGCGACATGCGACCAGAAACTAGAGGGCTGCAACGCCATGATGTGGATGCGCGTGAGAACGGCCTCTCCGTTCCAGTTATTGGGCTGGGTCAGCAGCAACGTTGGTACTGCAATGGTGGCGCGCGCGTTGTTCGGATTCGCCGTGGAGACGCCCACGGGGTTGTTCCACCAGCCGTGACCGTTGAAGTTCAGGTAGATCGAACTGTTCTGGACGCCTGTGGTGTCGTTGGACTGCCAGAAAGGTGCGCCAGAGGTGTTACCGCCACCGCTGCCAGTGCTGCCATTGGAGTCGATCGCCACGCCCGCACCGGTACTGATATCAGACGTCGCAGTACCCCAGTGCCAGATGGCGTTGCCGAGCACACCAAAGCTGCGGGCTTGGCCAAGCGACAGCCATTGCCACCACATCACCTGATAGTTCACGGCCACGATGATGTCGTCGGGCGCCGTGTGGACGAAGATGTGGTACGTCACCGGATAACTCAGCAGCGTATTACCGGCTTGACCCAGCCGGTTGGTGATTCCGACCATCTTTGCCGCTGGCGTGATCAGCGTGGCGCCGGAGTAGCCGAGCGCCGCCTGTACCAAGAGGTTCAAGCCGCTGACGGTGAGGCGGCCATAGATGTCCCCTTTGTAAAGCATGCTGTTGCTGGCGTCCCAGGACCAACCATTGTCGGTTCCGGCAGTGACTACAGCATTGAGCAGATCGCTGGCGCTGTTGGCCAGCCCGGTGACGTAGGGCATCAGGACAGCTCCAGTGCGATGTAGTCGCCAAAGGACGTGCGGCCAACGTCCTGGATGACCACATAGTTCTTACCGTCGATGACGAGCGTGTTCTCGACGACGTTGTCGAAGCCGGTGATGTGGAAGATCCCGTCCAGCGCGCCGTAGATGTTTCCTGAGTCGTAGAGCATTACCGGGTAGAGCGCGTAGGTGGTTTCTGCCGGCCGGCAGGCGTTGGCCATCGTCGTTTGGCCCCAGGGCGTAGCGAGCGGCGCTTTCCAGGTGCCGTCGTTGAAATGCATCCGCAGGTTGTTGCGATTACCTTTCCACGGCATCGTGTGGGTCGTTTCGGAGTAGCGCGTGGCGGAGGCGCTGGTCAGCATTCCGGCCGCAAACAGCGGCTGGGGATATTGGCCCGGAGATGCGTAGGGGAAGAACTTGCCTATCCCGAAAGATTCGTAGACCGGTGTGCCGACCTTCATCGCCACATTCAGACGCTGACCGTTCACCGAGAGCCAGTAATCGATGCGCTGGTTGTGGGCAGGCACACCGAGCACGGGCGAGATACCCGGCTGGGTCAGGAACGAGTTAGCGGCGACATAGCCCTTCATGGTCGCCACCGCCAGGTTGTAGTAGTCCGCGTTGCTGTCCTGGTAGCAGTAGACGCCGCAGAAGATCTGCTCGGTGCCCGATAGTCCGGGCGCCATCATCAGCAGCTCCCGGTTCGTGATGGCCGTGTCGTAGCGGAGAATGGTCCAACCCTCGGCCAGACAGACGTCCCGGATCGTTTCGAGCATCTTGTAATGGGCGAGCATCGTCGAGTTGTCGACGAAGCCGGTGTAGGCCGTCATGTCTTTGGTCCTTGCTGGATTCGGTGTATCGGTCAGCTCAATACCTGTCGCACGGCGCCGGCGTTGCGCTGCAGGATGTTGAGGATGGTTTTTTCGCCTGAGGAGGAGTTCAGGTAATCGGCGGCCATCGCTGGGTCGATGACATTGACGATGCGCACTGACTGGCCCGGGGCCTGCGCCGGGGCGGCGTCGGGCACCAGACCGCCGGCGGCAAATGCCAGCGTCGGGCCTGCCACTCTCGGTCCGGCTGATATGCCGTTGATCGACTGCAGAAAAGCCACACCGACACGCTTCACGGCTGCGGCGTTGACCACGTACTCGCCGGCGGACAGGCGTGCCTGGATCGAGTCGCTGGTAGATGTGCCCGGACCGGTCACGTAGCCGCCCGTGGCAAAGCCCTTGAAGAACGAGGAGATCAGAGCACC